GACGCTCTTCCGATCTAAAAATTTGATTTTTGGGGTTCATGTGCAAAGTGCCTCCCCCGCACAGTCCCCCACAATGTCATTTTTTTATTTATACCCCCGGGGTATATCATACTCATTCGCTGTAATCATCGAACCATTGTTCTATATATTTTTCCCAGCCTTGCCGCCCGCTCGCCTTTGCTCTTTCAAGACAAACGTCTTTACTTTCATTTATGAATACAAATTTGCAGCCAAGTGTTTGTTCAAGCCTTGCCCTGTCAGCGGCAAGAGGATAACCACCAATCACATACGCGTGGCGCCATCTTCCTGTTCTCATGCGTATCATATCCAGTATACAGTCACGCACACCGAATACATTTACTTTAAGCCGGTTCGGTTTATCATATCTGTCATTGATAGATAGCATCTGCCATATGCTATCTATGTCCAGTACAACGTCCTCATGGCCTGCGTTTTCTCTGACCCATGTTGTCTTACCCGAACACGGTGCGCCATATACAACATATACTTCCTTTGGCCGTTCAAATCCGAAACGCTCATGTATTTTGTTATGACATCGGTGATGTATGAGCATTACATTATCGCCGTTTAAACTGACATTAAAGTCATTAACATTTTGTTCTGTCAGTTCTGTTTTGTGATGGCCTATGCAGTCATATGTTTTGACAATAGGCTTGCCGCAATATTCGCAGCGTAACACTCCGTCATTATCTGCTCTCTCTATCTTTAACAGTCTGACAAGGTTTTCCCATTCGTCTGATTTATAAAAGTTTTTAAGATTGAACATATTAACCACCTACCGACCTTTTCCATGTGCCGTTGCGTTTTGTGTATGGTAATGCAAATTTCCATTGTCCTCCAGTCTTGACATATGCCCTTGCTCGTACCCACTGGCCGTTGACTTTCGTGTATACAAGGGATTTCATTTTCCATTGCGCATAAAGTGTCACATTATTTTTGATAATCAAATCACTTGTAACACGTGAGCCGCCACTTGCAGCAGTGAACCAGCCCAAAAATTCATGATATGGCTTACTTGGTGTTGGTAATGCGCTGACCTTGCTTCCCCAGTTTACACGCCTTGATGCCTCTGAGCATGTTCCACCATTTGCATTAAATGTTACTGTATATGTGTTTATTACCCATTTGGCTGTAAGTGTTACATTTCCTGCGCCTACAGTCAGTTTCGTCCCGCTGATTGTGCCTGCGCCGTTTTGTGTCCACCCTGCAAAAGTGTGTCCCTCTCGCGTCGGATTTGGTAAATCAAATATTGAACCATAATCGTGTACAGTAGATACTGTACCGCTTTGACCTTTCCAAACGCCGCCGTTAGGATTCACGGTGACCGAATAGCTATTGATTTTCCATGCTGCATACATACTGATGTCGTTCGGCCATCCATAGACTGCCGTCGCACCGGCCGCCCATGTGTCTTTGCTACTATTGTTGACGAGCCAATGCTGAAAAGAATAACCCGTACGTTCAAATGTGTTCCACGGCTTTGAGCGAAAACTTTGCCCATATGTTACGGTCTGTGTTTGGTCTGCGCCAATTCCACCATTAGCCTTGTAGGTGATGGTATAAGTGTTTGGCTGCCATTGTGCATATAAATGCACTGTTCCGTGTGGTGCGGTCGTTTTCATTGTCGAAGTATCGCCATACACATAATAAGAAATAATTTGATTTTGAGGATACCATCCGTCTTTGCCGTCCGAATTATAACCACGCCATTTGTTGTCACAATCTCGATATGCGCGCCAGCCCGCAAAGCTATGTCCTGTCTTTTTAAACGTGCACGCGCTCAATTTATTTGATTGTCCATAAGTAAACGTTGATTGTGGCATCGAACCACTGCCACCATTTGGATTATAATTAACGATGAAATTATTTGGCGTTCCCGAACCCGATACAACTTGGCTCGTCTTGATGAAACCGCCGCCGTTATAGCTTCCGGCTGGCCCCGATTTCCATTTTAATTGAATTGGATTATACGCATCTGTCCCCTCATAAAGTGCCGTGACTTGCATAACGCACTGAGACAGCATATTGATGGTATTCGCTACTGTGCCATTGACAGCCGTGTACATCTTGTTATCTTTAACACGCACCTCGCTACCCTCAAAAAGCGTGTAGCCGCCAATTCTTATAAAACTAACACGTGATGCCATTTACTCACCGCCTAACTTTCAAGCAATAGGAACACATCACCATCTTTGCCGGACGAATTTGGCGGTACCTGTGTTCCTGATGTAATTTTGGGCAATTCATCTGTAGTTTTTTTGATTTCTGAAGCTATTATATTTTGCGCTTCTTCTTTGCTCATTGTTTCGATTAAGCATTTGTCCTCGCGGACTGCATAATTCTTTTTTCCCATTTCACACCCGCGCCTCCTTAAATATTGCAATCGCATCACCAGTTATTTGCTTCTGCGATTTCTTTCTTTAGTTCCAATTCTTCTTTTTTGAGGTTAAGTTGGAGTGGGTCATTTGTATAACCTCTCTCTTTGCCCCAATGTTTTAATAGATAAATCCCCGCTGTCGTATTTGGTGGAAAATATACTTCTTCTTCGTATGCTTCCATAACTTCATACTCACGCACACGCTTTCCGTTTTCATATTCAATATGGCGGCATTTTGCGTGTTTTTTTAAAATTTGTTTTCCGCCTATGGCTGATTCATACATAGCGCTTTCAAGTGCGTCAACAGCGTTCTCGCGATTTGTTTTTAAAAGTTCCGAAAATTCCTCTTTCTCATTTTTGTATTTATTGAAAGTAGAATATGCAACTCCTAAGCTTTTCGCGATTGAGCGCTCTGTCGCACCTTTTTTCACCCATTCCGAAATATCGGCAAATCGAGGTCGGATTTTTTCATCATAAACACTTTTTCGGCCTCGTCTGCCTGTTTTGCCGCTGTTTTTTGTGTCAGATGCCTTTTCTTTTGGCACTTTTTTACACCTTTTTTGTATATTTCAACGCAATCCATCCGCGGCCGCTCTTGAGTTTGCCCCATGTGTAACCATCAGCCATTTTTTCGTCAACAATTGTGTATGTTTCTCCGCGTTTTACAGTTTGAACAAACGCTGACTGTAAATCTGCGTTTTTACGGACATTTAAAACATCGGTTGTAACCTTAATGACATACGGGAATTTCGCGCCGCTACTGCTTGCCGGTTTTGAATATACAGCTTTTCCATTTGAATCATAGACCGAATAACCGGCTTTGCATGCTTTTTTCGCATTTTTCAGCGATTCAAAAGCGCCAATTTGTGACTTTTCGTCTTTCCATGATTTTCTCACACGGTAAATTGTTCTGTTTGAAGAACCGCCGCCGGATGGGCTGCTACCTCCGGCCATTGCCGCTTTAACGTCCTTACGGAAGCCGTCCATCGTGTAACCCGTACCAAGACCGCGCCATAAATGTTCCGGGTCGCCGTGATTTGTGGCAATCCCTTTTCTGTAGCCCTCAGCGTGGCTCACAATCTGCGTCAGAGGGTTTAAATCGTATTCTTTGCAAAGATACGCAAACAGCTCTACAGCAGCCTTGTATGTGCGTTCTACGACTTTTCGTGCTGTTGCCTTGTCCGAACACGTAAAGGATGCACCACCTGTGTATCTAATCTGTGACGGCTCACACATCTCAACACCAATATGTGTGTTGTTTGAGCTTCCGCCACCATGCCACCCTATGTGATTCCACGGTAGTGTCTGATAAACTGTGCCGGTATTTCCGTCAACAAAAGCATGCACGCACGCAGTCACCCCGGAACGGTTCCAATTTTTGAGAAATACCAATGCGTTTGGCTGGTTGCATCCGACACTATGTAGCATAAGACCTTTAACTGTGATTTTGCGGCCAGCTCTGTAGCAGTCATTTTGCGTTAAAATGTTCTTGATTAACTTCATGTCATTTTCTCCTTTTCTTCCAAAATTGAAATGCGTGTTTCATGGTCGTTTACTTCTGTATTGATTTTGTCAATTTCATTACCATGTTTTTTGATACGCTCATCTCGAATTTCATCTTGTTTTAACATGTTTTCAAAATTTGCATTTAAGCGTGTCAAATTCAGATTAAGCTCATGCATCGGTCGCTTTTCATCCGTGATATTTTTTTTAATCGAAATAAAAAAACCGACAACAGCAATTAATGCAACAACTATCATGCCTAAAACAGTGTAGTATTCCATTATTCATCCACCTCACCCGTCCGCAGCATTTGGTCTAGCCCTGTCGCCGCAAGTCCCGATGCAAGACCGCCGAGTAACACACCCGGGTCAATCATCCAACCATTAACCCAAAAATTAATGACTACACCGGTAACGGCGCATATTGTGGGAATCCATTTATTTTCAATGTCTTTAACCCATTTTTTTACGATAAAGCCAATGCACCAACAAATCGCCATTGTTACAGGTACGATATACTCCTGTATAGTTTCCATATTCCTTCACTCCCTTTACCTATTTTTGATTCGTGTTAAAATCCTATTTTGTTTTTGTATTCTTCAAATCATTATTCGACGCCCCCTTTTATTGCTGTAAAATATAAAAAGCCTTAAAATCAGATTTAAGGCTTTAAAACATATAAAATTCATTCATTTTTATTAATTTAGCTTATAATTTCTTTTTTCTCCAACACTTTTTCCCTCATCTGCTACATCGTCCATTTATCGACCATGCCTATTTCCGCAATAAAAAAGCAGATACTAAAATTTCTTTTAATATCTGCAAATTTTTTTCATTTTCCTATTGACTTCCACGTTACAGCGTGGTATAATATATACATAATCAAGGAAAGGAGATGAACAAAATGATTGGTGAAATAGTTGATAACCTCATAAAGTTGTTAACAATAGTTGCACTTCTTCTCGAGATAGCCCGCCAGCTTGACGAGATGAACCATTGACAACACGGGCGGAAGCAATTCCGCCCACTCTATGAGGTATAACTATTATATCATATCATGTCTAATTATGAAAGATGTAATCACAACAATCATTATCGCTCTTATCATCACTCGTGTTATTGATTTCAATAACTTAACTTTCTTAGACATCATCATTATAGTGTTATTCTTGATTGATGTTGTCTTAAAATTCAAAGGAGGAAAGCGTAATGAATCTAAAAAAAATCCGTAACGACAAAGGGTTGTCCGGCCGCGCTCTGTCTGAGCTTTCCGGCGTCCCACTCCGCACTATCGAGGATATTGAGCGCTTTGACCGTTGTAAGGTTGATACTGCAATTAAGCTTGCAGATGCGCTTGAAGTCTCCCTTGATGAGCTTTGCAGAAATAAAGCAGCCGAATAGGCTGCTTTATTCTTTCAAGGTGATTTATTTGCCTTTTGGCAAATCGGAACAGCTGGACTTGAACCAGCGACATACTGTGTATAAGACAGTTGCTCTGCCCACTGAGCTATATTCCAATAGCCGCCGAAGCGGCATGTTTAAGAGAGGAATCATCTTTTGCTTTCATGTCACAATATCATAATATCACGAAAGTAGGTCGATTTTGTACCCACTTTTTATTTCATCAAGAAAATGATAAAACAATCTTCGTCTTGCGTAAAATTCCGTTCTGCCCACAATGATTCTTCCGAGTTTTCCGTCATATTCTATGTCTTCATAAGTCAGATTGTTTGTGACGCTTTTAATTATGTATGGATATATTTCTGCACCAGCAGCAATGGCGGCCTGTTCTATCATTTCGCAGTCTTTTTTATACACTGAATTTCTTATAGCGGCTGCCTCCGTAGGTTTTCCAGTGCCGTTTCCGTGCGGCTGTCCATCTTGCGCCACGCCTTTAAGTCCATATCTTATTTTTGCTTTTTTCTCCTCGTATTGAAGGCAGAAGGCTTTTAATTCTTCGCGGCGATATCTTGATATTCCGTAATCATCCCATGTCATTTCTCTTAATCTTTTTTTCATCGTCTGCCTCCTCAAGCACTGCTGCTGCCATTTCAAGCGATTCTATGACAGGATTTTTAATATTCCCGAGAAAATCTTTTTGGTAAGATATTTCTTCTTTTAATGTTTCTGCTGCTTCTTTTCGCGTCACATTATCCCTCCTTTGATTCCCACAGGTCTTGTCTTGGTTTAAAACGGCAGTAATAGCAGTTGTGGTCTGATTTTCCGTACCGGCGGCAAGTGTCGCAGGTGTGCGGAATGTCTTTTGGATTTAACTCTCCTTTGTACGGTGTTGGAAGCGGCTGCCATGCGATTACATTACACTTATTTGTATACCACCCTTCTCCCTGTTGTCTTCTAGTCCACCATTCATGTTCTTGGTCGCGATACACGCCTAAACATACTTCTCCATCTTCAAGCGTCACAAGATTCATGTCATATAATATCTTATTTCTGCTATCCGGCAATCGTTCACTGCACAAAATCCAACCATCATTGGTAGAGACATTTGTGTCCTTACCATCTTCATATCCTTTTTGATACCATTTTCTTCGGCTACAATTATTACAATCTTTAATTTCACTCATGTGCGAGCAGATGATATCTTTTACGACACTTTCTCGCACATATCCATCCACTTCTATGTCACCTACATAGATAGGTGTATCTTCTTGAAATGTTGCTTCTTCTATTTCTTTCAAAATCTTCTCTAGTATCTGCATCATTTACACCTACCTATTCATGTTGGCTTTTAATAGTGCCATTTCTTCCATCGCCTGTTTCAAGTCTTCTTTCCCAAGTCCGTGTTTAAGAATTTTACATTCTTCAGGTGCGCAAGCGCAATGTTCCAAACAACAGTAATTTCCATATTCTGTAGTTTCTACAAAGTCACAATCTTGTACGTTCATCACTCCACCTCCAACAAATCTGCATTATCAAAAATATTGCCTATTACTTCCCAATCTTCAGAATTCCAATTTTCCATAAATTCTGTATTTCCTTCTGATATCCCACGAACATTTGATTTTGGATTCTTAAATGTATAAATACCAAACGCTTGACAATTTTCAAACCATGTTACTTCTGCAAAATAGTTATCATTACCACCGGACCTATATGGATATTGATATCCTCTCAAAATATCATTCTCCCAAATCTTCTTACCGTTCTTGTCGGTCAAGCCTGTGTACTGACAGAGGGTGTCAGGGGAGATTTCAATCCATTTGTCTTCTCTTTCATCGTATCCAATAATTTCATTTACGACTGAAAGAATGTAATGCCGTTTCCTGCAATACACGTAATACCCTTCCACCCATTCACCATTATCTTTTCTCTTTGCTTTAAAAATGATTTCACGCATTTATTCCACTCTCCTATTCCATGCTTCGATTGCTAATTCTTCTAACAGTTTTTTTATTCTTTAGATCGGAAGAGCACACG